TAGGACCATAACCAAAAGCATTCCCAGTATCTATACGTGTAATACGAGTACCAGCATTGCTGACCATAACATCAGAAAGATTTTCTAAAGGTTCTAAACCGACAAGACGGTCAGCGACCTCTCCCTTTTGTAATTGTTTCCCAAGAGGTTTTCTTGTTCTCCGCCAAGTTTGACGTTGACCAATTGAAGAAAGAAACGGAAGATGCTCAGGGAAAATATAACTACCATCTTGGCCCATGAAATATAAATCCCAAACCAAAGGGTTACCATTAGCATCAACTCTATCTGGGAACTGTTCAAGGTCAAAACGAGGTTCATTACCTTTACCTACAGCCAAAACTGGTTCTCCCGTAACAGGATCTCTGTAAATATCAGTAGTATTAATTAATCTGTGTTCTGTTCCTGCTTGCTCACCTAATTCAGCAAAATATGGATTTATAGGTCGGTTCGTTCCATCTTCTAAAGGGTGCCTCATAAGAGATTGAAAAGTTAAAGTATCACCTTCAAATCTTTCTCCTTGTTTAGCAAGTTCCCTACCTGCAGCATCTTTATCAGCAAAACCTCTAAGTTCATGCCACTCTAATTTTTCTACTTCAGCCTGTCTCAAAATGTAAGCAATTTCTGAAGCAGTGTAAGGCCTAATAGCGGCTTCTCCAGCAGGAGCAGCCCTTCGTCCTTGAAATATAAATTCTTTAGGGACATTAATAGCCTCTTCTACTGAAGCCCTAAGATTCAAACTTTCATCTACGCCATAATGTAACCCTTCAAAAGGTTCCAATTGTTTGCCACGACTTGCAAGAGCCTGACTAATTACACCATCACTGACATCGTCAATCTCTTTTAAAGTGCTTCCATCTACCCAAGGAGCAATGTGAAAAGTTTTTCCGTCCACTCCAACAGAAACATACGAAGCAGGAGCATCAAGACCCATCCCGCGATACACAGCGTTAGCAGCGCACTCAGCGTACGCCTGACTTGCGTTGGGATATTCTTTAACATATACAGTTTCAATTTTTCCATTATTATCGTACCTGTAAAGGCCGCCGCTAAAAGTGCCGCCCAATTCTTCAGAAGACTTTATTAATGTTCCATTAGCAAGTATATCGTCAATGCTTGTACGGTGAACAGGCATGACACTGTGAACGGCTGTTTCAAGTTCCTCTTTAAGTGATTTAAAATAAACATAATCAGAAAAAGTAATTTCTAATGTTCCGCCTCTACCGTCAGGAATATCTATTTTTGTATTCCCTACAGCAGAACCTTCAACTACATCTTCTAAATCTTTGTATCTTGTTTCTAAACCTGCTTTAGCGTCTGCTAAAAATTTATCTATTCCTTTACTTGAATCTAAAACCTGAGTTACACGACTGGAACCCAAAGAAGAAATATAAACATCTAAATCTTCAAGTAAGTCAGCAGGCAGTTCATCCAAACTGTCTTTGCCGACCATATTGATTCGCTCTTCAACTTGTTTTGCTGCTTTTTGGATTCTTGCAGGAGTAGGAGCCGCTCCTCCGACATTAGCGACACCATAATGTCCAGAAATCGTGTCAAATGTTTTCATAGCATTTGACATCAAATCATTTAAACCTTCCAAAACAGACATAAAGCCTTGAACGTTATGCCCAGCCTCAGTCGGATTCTTAACATGCTGAGTTCCTAAAAACGCATCATATTCGTCTAAAACCATCCAAGAAGATAAAGGATCTTCAGCGAATTCATCCATAATTTTAGCAACAACATCTTCTATTTCTGAAACTTCATAAACGCCTTTAGAAGTTGTTATAGCCCCATTTTCAATTTCTCCTCTAGACATACGTGCCATGACTTCATAAGCGTCATCTAAAGAATCAAAATAAAATGATAATTTTTTAGCAACATTTATTTGTGTAACAGCAATATTGCGAACACGATTATGCATATGCCTAAACAAATCAGCAGAGTCATCAGTTGTAGAAATTTTCGCTAGTTTGCGAGAAATGGCTTGACGTTCAGCCTCAGCAGCAATGACTTTAGTATCATCTAATTTTGCTATTTCTCTTTCTATATCTTCAAGAGAAAGATCAAGTTTTTCTATTTGAGCGGTTTTTTCTGCTAACTCTCTTTCTGCTTTTTCTACCGATTCTGAAGCAGCATCAAAATCTCTTTTAAGTTGCTCTCTCCTCGCTTTAAGCAAAGCAATTTCTTGTCCTTTACCAGCAATAATCTCATCAGTAGTAGCCTGAGTTAAACGCTTCCAAACAACTTGTCTTTGAGTTTCTAACCTTTTAAGTTTCGTAACAGCGCCTCTGATCCCTTCAGTTGGAGGCTTAGGGTGATATAACCATTTTGGTTTAAACACGCCTGTCTGTTTTAACAAATGTTCTGCATGAACTTCTGAAACGCGACGAGACATTGCCTTAATGTAAGAGCCGATAGCAATAGAAGCATCTTCAATAAACATGCCGTAATCAATGTCTAAATCTCTAAATATGTTATTTATTTGTTGTTCTACGTTCCCAGCCATTTGACCAGTTCTTGGATCTATATCATAACGATCAAGAATTTTATGGCCAAAAATTTCGTCAACAATTCCTTCCGCTTCTTCTAACTTGACACGATCTCCGCCATGTCTTTTAAGCGCTTCTGCATACTCTTCTGGGGCAAGATACTTTCTTGCTTGCTCATGACCACTTTTAGAATGACCAAATTTTCTAGGTTGTCTACCTAAAACCCCAGTTGTTTCAAGATGTTTTAAAACCTTAGGATCAGTAATACGAGGCACATAATTTGAAGCCAACCCAATAAATTCTTCACCAGCCATCTCATGAAAAATAACTCTTAAATCAGACATAAGAGTTCCAATATCTTCAGCCAGTTCAGGGCTTACTCGTGCAAGAGTCTCTGGGTCTCCGCCTATAGCCCTATATAAATCAGTTTCATCAAGACCTTCTTTTCTGGCAGCCCTAAACGTTTCACTTGCTCTAATCGTTGCAGCAACCTCAGCCTGTCTTCCTTTAGCAGCGCCACGACCAACAGCCAATAAACCTTCTTTGGCTTGAATGACTTTATCTATTCCATGTTTTTGCGCACCTTCAGCGATTGTCTGTTTAAAACGTCCATTCCGCCCATTAAAAGCATTGCCAGTCATCCTATGGAAACCAGTAGTTGTTTTACGCCCAGCAAGCCTTGCAGCAGTCATAGGAGACCTAATAAACAGTTCACCAGCCTTTGTGTCAGAACTTACGAGTTTTAACAAACTCTTTGGCTCATAAACAGGGGCTTTGCCGATCGTTTTAGCAACCCTATTTCGTATACTCCTGCCAACCATTCCAGTGAACGGCATTTTTAAACCAAATTCCCAACCGACAGTTTCACCAGCAGCAAACCAAGCGCCACCATAATTAGCGTCAAGAGCCATTAATCCATTACGGTCCAATCCATGAGTACCGAAAATTCCAGACAACTCTCTAAGATCTTTTCCAGATATTTGAGAAGGACGAGACTTAGCGCCCATTTCACGCACAAACTCTGCTTGAGTTCTAGTAGTGTCATCCAATTTAAAGACAGCATCATTTACACCGTCAACACGTGATTTCACAACAAAATCAGCGCTTGGGTTGTTAGCCCAATGCTTAACAGCATTATCTACTTCATCAGCGCCAAAAACTGATATTCGTTTAAGAAGATCATCAGAACCAGACCTGACAACACTAGCAGCAGCGGTACGACCTCCTGTTCTAGCGATATGGCCTGCTAATGCTCCACCCTTACCGACCAAGCCGAGAAAAGTCAAAGGATCAAAAGCAACATCTCCAATAAAGCCGACAATATTGTCAACAGGTTTCCACCCACCTATAGAAATGTCCTCCATCCAACTAAGTTCTTCATTTATGTAACGACCAAACGTGTAATTTTCATCAATTTGAGTCTTTAGATCTGTGAAAGAAAAACCTTCTCCTTGCATAAAATCTGTTGATTCTTTCAACAAAGAAGTAGTAA